AACGCGATCATGAAATGATGAAATTTTCTCAAGCTCTGCAAATACCTCATGTGGATATTTGTACTTCTTCTTGACTGCAATTGAACGTGGGACTCTCATATTCTTATTTATTCTTCTTCAGAAATTGTTCAGCTTCGTAGGTACAGAAAGAACAGAATGCCCAGCATCGGCCATAAGCATGATCTTTCAATAGGGCTGCATTAGTAGGACCAACAGTTCTTTGCGCAAGTGTATTGTCAGAATTGAATACTTCGACAATCATACGACCACTACGCATTTTCTTGCGTGACATTGGATGCATCTTCTTTGCAAGCTTCCAAGAATCTTTTTTGCTGTATGCAATCATGACTTATCGATGCCTTTCCACCCACGAGAGATGGCGCCTAATGCTGCAAGCTTTTCCTTATCGGTTGCATTTGCAATGCGATTCTTCACGATGCGTTCCTGCTCTTCCGGAGACAGCGAATTCCACCAACGGTCTTCTTGCTCCTTAATAAGCTTGATCATGAGTTGACCATCTGCAATAGCAGCAGCTTTTCGTTCCTCATAAGTTCCTCTACGTTTGGCCTGTCCCATGTTCTTATTTGTTAGTGATAGCTGAAATCTTTTCCTCAAAGTCAATCACTCTGAACTTTGCTTTGTCATACTGATTCTTAACACGCTCACAGTTCTTTCGTGCAGTTTCTTCGTCTTGTTTAGCAATAGCTAATGCAGTCTGATATGCTCCAAGAATTGTTTCAGAGAGATGGCTTCTTGGAAAAACAAAAGTCTTTCCCTTCCAATTGTTATTCTCCGATGCGATAACCTTAAGCTCAAGGTTATGCTTATCGCGTTCGCCAACTTGTTCAAATTCGACCAAAGTCTTTTGGTCGTCAATAATGTAGTACTTTTTGTTCATGGTTATTTGACAGGAAAGAAATCATTCACACAACTAATGAGCTGCTTACAGCGCTTCATGATAAGATAGTTCAGAACCTTTCCGTTTGAAGTATCTACTTGTGTATTGTAGACATCAAGAATAGATGAAGCTACCTCAGTAGGAATGTATGATAGGTCGATGCAATGACGATTACGAACATAGTTGCGGAATGTCGCAGAGTCCATGATCTCGTCGAGCTTGGAATAGTTAGCGCACCATTCATCGACTTGTTTTGCCTTCAGTGGCTTCTGACGACCGTCCGGATCAACGAAAACATTGTCAGGCGAAAGAACGTTAGGAACTCCGTCACCAGAATCACCACGGAGAATATGCTCAAGGAGATAACGTCGAGGATTCTTGTCAGTCACGATCTTCTTAGTCATAGGACTAAACTGACTGACATTGCTATACTTCTGAAGCTGAATGAAATCCTTGTCAGCACTTACGATCATGACAGGTTCACCACAGCCAAACTCCTGAGTCGTTTCGACAAGAGTTGCAATCACGTCATCTGCTTCTGCACCGTTGACGTGAACTACTTTGTAAGGAAGGTTCTCACTGATTTCCTCTCGAATCATATTCATGATTCTCCAGAGTTCCTTCCAATCCATATCGCTTGCTTCGCGATTTGCTTTACGAGCAGCTTTGTATTCTGCGAAGACTGTCTTACGCCAAGACGAACCACCGTCGCAACAGATAACCATCTTACCATACTTGCTTCGGTACTTAACATTGTACATGCGAAGAGTATTAAGGACCAGATGGCGAATCAGATCTTCTTGTGGCTCTGCACCTTTTTGTGAAAAGATGGCTGCCATTGCGACGCCAGAATAATCGACTAAAATCATTTGTAGTTTGTTTCTGGTTTATTCTACCACATTTCTTCACCAATGTAAATCAATTTTTTCGAAGTGAAGTGACATGTTTACCATGAATCTTTACACCAATGAAGTTATTGTAGTAGTCTTCACGCAAAAGTACTTCTTTCGCAAACTGCATTTCGGCTTCACGGTAATTCAGTTCGCCTTTTGACTTACATAGAAGAAGCACTTCTCGCGAAAAGTCATGCGGGCGTTCGTCAACCAATCCCTGCACCAATTCGGACGAACCAAAGTATTTCTGCCAGTCAGTCTGTGCATTCTTGATGCGCTTTTTCTTCTGACCTTTTAGTGGTGGAAGACGTCTCTTGCAGGTGATAAGCTTCTTGCCTATGTATTTCTTACCTGTAAGATTATCAGTGATCTCATAGATGAAACCAATGTAGCCTTCGTCAATTACTTTTTGAGCGGCTTCTTCAGTAAACGGCTGACCTTGGTAATACCACTGATTGATTTGATTAAGTTCCACGAACTTATTTATTCATCGTAATCACAGTGTGTTCCACAGAATGGACAATAGACAGGATCATCAGATTCTTCTTCATCCTCAATGAAATCATGATCATCTTCTATGTCTTCAAAGTCATCTCGCCACTCGTCAATGTCGGTATCATTCCAGATGATCTCGTAGGCCTGTCTACAGTTTCTGCATTTAGTGGTTTGAATCATTTCTTCTTCTGAGGTACTGGGAATTTGGTTTCGCCTGTCACTAGTGCTTGCTTAATGTATGGGTTACACATGTGACACTTATTACAGATATCAAACTTGCGTTGAATTTGATGAAGATATTTTAGATCGTTTTCCTTCGCAAGATCGATGATTTCCTTAAAGGATTTGTTGAAGCATATGCAATGCGTGATCATAGAATTTCACATGCACCGCCAGAGCAGGCCTGAGCTCCAAGTGTATCGGCATTGATGTATGCCTGTGACTCTTCGATTGCAGCAGTCCAATCAATCTCAACGTATTCTCTAGATAGATCGCACCAGGTCTTCCAAAGAGATACGTGCTTGAGACAGTATGTTGCACGACGAACATCCCCGTCAAAATATCGCTCCGCAAATTGATTTACACGACGAACCCAATCAACCTTATTGAACCATGCGTCATATTGGTCGCGTAGAATGAAGTATTCGGCGAGCTCTTTATTTGATTTCTTGCCTGGATACTCTGGACGAAGCATCTCGGTCGAAAGATCTTCTCCATAGCCTAGAACAGTATCACATGCTCTCCAAAGGTTATTGTCAAATGCATTCAGTCCGTCAACGATTAGACCAGAAGCAAATACAGAAGCATCTCCATATTCGCGGACAAGTTCACCTGGAGTTAGAACGGTTGAGAAAGGAGCCTGAGCATAGTCAAGGTCGCCTGATGCAGGAAGCAAGGAGATACCTGCGAACCATTTCTGATTGTCATAAATGAACTTCTCAACGTCATCCCATTCATCAGGTTTGACTGTAATTGTATTTGATACGTTGTGTCTAAGTTTAGGATTGACACAACGAGAAAGCTTTGTGCCAGATTCAACCCAGTTCTGCTGAGTTAGCTTGACTCTTTCAAGCAGTTCTACTGCAGTTAGTTGGTTCTTCACGACAGCACCTGCAGGAACTTCACAAAGGAATGAAATGACAGCGTCAGTCTTGTTTGTAGACCAGACAGAATCTTCAACCGCAAGTGGATTACGTGCCTGAGTTTCCTTCAGACAGAATTCATTCTTGTTTGCCTGAACTCGGCGAATGTATCGTTTTGCATGGTGAGGGTGAATACCTGATGCAGTTCCGAGAACGCACGAAGTAGAACCTGCAGGCTTAACGCATGTCGCGCGTGCGCAAGGGTTAATACCGATTAGCTTAGCAACCTTTTCATTGATCTTCAGAATGTACTTAGCTGCTTCTTTCTGAACGTCCTCGTTGAAAAGTAACTCAGGATTATCCATCATACCAGTGATAGAACATCCAAGCAATGCTTCTTCGTCAAAGATCTCCTTTGACTCCTTTGAAAGATATTTGAAGTTAGTGTAACCTGCCTGAAGAGTTCCGATGATGGCCGATGCCTTACAAGCATCAAGGAAACGTTCTTTTGTGTCGCACCACTTACCGTTGATTTCGGTAAGGTTACAACCTTGGAAACCTGATCGTCCATCGCGCGTTATCGGATACATTCCGATTTCGACGCAAGGATTGTAACCAATGTCAAGATCGTCCATCCAAATGAAACCTGGTTCGCCGAACTCCTTAGTTGACTTCATTAGCTTCGCAAACTCTTCACGAGAAATAGAACCTTTCAGTAGAGCTGCACTGTTATTTGAACGTGCGCGCTGTGGGTTGCTCACGAACCAATTACCGATCTTAGCATTAAGCATCTCGTCATCATCATGCGAGAACAAGCAAAGAGTAGCGGAACGACGAACACCACCTGACAGAACTGCATCACTGATATGCATGATGATATCATAACAGTCAATTGGACGCAGCTTGTTTGCAAATTCTCCAGTCGTGAAGTCCGGTGAATTGATACGTGAATTGATTAGCACGCGGACTTTCTCCAATGCCTTTGCTAAACCATCAGGACCTGGCGCTTTGAACTGTCCTGCAATAAGAGAACCTTCAGGACGAATCAATGAATAGTCAAATTCAATATTCTTGCCTGCATAAACCGAAAACTCTTTTGGCTTTTCGAGGTAACTTGAAAGTAGAGCACCTACGGCGTCTGCCCAGCCTTCAATTGAATCTTCAACAACGTATGTTAGAGTATCGACATGATTAGCACGAATCTTAGGTAGCTGACTCACATGTCGTTTCTGAACTGAGAAACCAACACCACATCCACAAAGAAGAGAATACATGATCTCTTGAAAAACACGTTCACGATTCACATGAGTAAACAAGCAGTTGAACATCTTGAGTTCATGCTTGAAGATAGGATCACCTGCGAACTGCAATGAACGCTGAGCTGCAAGCACTCTCTTCTTAACTTGCATGTTTTGAGCGAAGGACATAAGTTCCTCAAGCTCTGGATTTTCTGCTATCTTGTCTGCATACTTAATGCGATGCATTTCAAACACTCGGCCTACTGCCTCTTCCCATGTTTCTCTTCGTCTTTTCTCTGTATTGTATCTTGCGTATCGTGAATAGAAGGTGTAATTCGAAAGTGCTTTAATACTCATAGTTGTAAGTTAATTTATCGTTTCTTAAATCTTAGGATTGGTGATTTTGAATTCCCATTGGAAAGTGTAGCCATCTTTATTGTAGTCAAGACCCGCATCATATTCTCCATAGAGTTGACCATCATGTTCTTGAGTGAATATGAACTCAGGCTTATCGCCAAACGGCCACCCAAAACAATGCGCAAGCATTCGTGAATTTGTTGGATCGAGTTTAAACTGCTTTTCCATACGATAAGACTATTAAAGTCGCGCTTTCAAATTAAAGCGCGACTTTTAGTTTCGGTAGGTGCAGAATCCGATATGACCAGTGTTCCCCTTTGACACTGCATCAAGGTAGAAATATGGCGCAAGTTCTTCGTCAATCTTTTTGGCAAGCTGACGTGAAATTTCGTCTACCTTTGTTTCCAACTCTTCGTTGGACCACTCAAGAAGCTTTAGAATTTCGCCAGTCTGTTCCATAGTTTATTCTATACTATTTGCGAGTAAATGTAAATAACTATTTCAGAACATTGCGACGAATCTGACGTAGCACTCCACTTGAAGAGTCTCGAAGCACGATAGTGTTCTTTGGATTCTTCTTTGCATAGTCATAGATTTCCTTTTGACTTGCATCATTTACATCCAAGTATTTTGACCATCTTTCAAAGCGGCATCGCCCGCTCTCAAACTTGCGAAATGTGTCGCTGTTGACGTCAAACATTTTCCAAGAATCGCTTGAGCGCTTGAAATGATCCTTAGGTGGTTTAGTTGGAGTTGTATCGATGTTCGCTACTACGTTCATGATTCAAGATCTTTGATGTTGACTTTGATAAACTTGTTTGTTGGCATATGAAGAACCTCATATTGTGGATAGCCAAAGATATGACCGATTGGTCCACTGTTCGATTCAGCGATGACAGTAGTTCCGCGGCGAGCAATAACTTCGCCTGTCTTTGGAGAAGCAATGTCATGCTTCAGATTGTATGCGCCTTCTGCGAGAATGTCGTTTGTGTCTTCTACAACGATTGAATCAATATCAACATCGAATGCTTCTTTAAGTATTTCCGAGATAACCTCGTCGGACATTCCAGTCTCCTCCTTGATTAAGAATAGAGCTGTAATGTAAGAAGCAATTGTAGTTTTACCAAACGGGACTTTGTTAAGTAGTCGCTTAACGTTGAAAACAAGACGATGAAAAAGATTGTAGACTGCCTTCTCTTCTGATGTTTGTGGCTTGTTGATTACCTTTCCATCCTTGTCTAGAATGCCAGCTTTGAATGCGCCAGTTTCTTCCCACGGAGTTGTAAGCAAACGCAAAAAGCGAAATGCATAGAATGTATCAGAAGCTCGAGAAAGTAAACTCATAGTTGTTGAAGCTTTTGTGCAATCTCCAAGTTAATTGGTATGCTTTCATACTCGTTAATTGGAGGAAGTAGGTTTAGAAATAGTAAGAACGTTTTTAGCTCAGGCCATAACGTCGGATCAGTTTTGAAGAAACACATTTCAGTCGCAGCCGAAACCTCAAACACATTATGAATTACGATCAAGTGATTTAGAATCAGCCTTTCTTGTAATTCATTCTTTTCTTTGTATCGACTAAACAGTCTTTTTAGATACTTGAAACGAATCAAGTCGTCTTCAAACTCTGCAGGATCAAGGACACGAGGATTTACGTAGTTCTTTGCTGCGAAAAGATTGAAGTTCTTTTCTGTTAGTTCGACCTTTCTTTTAGGAAAGAGTGTTTGTGTAATCATAAGTGGAAATAGAATTGCCGATCAGATGTTTGCCAGTGATCGTGTAATTGTATTTAACCAACTTATTGACTTTATTGTGAGTCTGCGCGCTAAAGCTAGCTTGACCTTAGTAATCATATTATGCTGTCTTTAGTTTCTGTTGAATCTTGGTGAACACTGACATGTCGCCAGTAACCATTCCAATCAATGAATGAAAGATTCCAGTGATGAGATCTTTTTGATTGCGGTTAAGTTCCTTACCTGCATCAAGATTACGCATTGCGATGATTGCTTTTGCTACATCTCCTTCAGGAACTAATCCTGTCGTTGCAAGGCGGCGGAATTTTGATTCGTCGAACTCTTCAGAGATTACTGATAGATCGTATGTTGCGATGTTTTCTTCGCGGACGAACTTGTAGTACTTCTCAAGCGCGCGAATTGCAGCCTGCTGTTCGTTCTTTGTCTTGAACGCAACTGCATCGTTTCCGGCACGTTCAAAGTTACTCTTAGCCGAAGCCTTCTTGATCAGTGCTTCTAGGTCAGAACCATCAACGCCAAGGACTTCAACTTTGAAAGGCCACTTAGCTGTCTTAGAGACCCATGATAGAATAGTACCATCACCAGCAGCTTCTTCAAGTTCATTATCTTCCTTTACGAATTTGTAATCCGAGACAAGAATATCTGCGGCCTGATTTACAGCAGTCTTGCTGAGGAATCCAACATTGTCATATGTAGCCTTACCGAAGGTTTCATCAAAATCAGCTTTGCTTAGCTTCTCGATGATCTCCTCTGCCTTAAGACCGTTAACTGAAAGTTGGAACTTCCACTTAGGAGCTGTTGTAATTGACCAAGTGCGAATAACGCCTTTCTTTTCGGCTTCATCAAGTTCGACTTCTTCGTTCTTAGCGCCTGGGAACTTCTTCAGTTCAGCTTCTAGGCGAGCAATGATCTTCTTGATATCTGCTTCGGAGTCAGGATACTTTCCAGAGTCAAGCTTCTTCTGAAATGCAGCAAGGGATGCCTTGACCTTATCCTTAGCAGAACCATACTTATCAGGAGTTTCATCTAACTGTTCGGCGTTCTCTTTAACAAGTTCACGAACATTTTTAACTCCCATTTTCTCTAATTGATTTTCAATACTTACCATCATCTTGACAAGAGCAGCTGGGTCAGGTGCCTTATCGGAATCTAGTTTTTTCTTAAATGATTTGTATGAAGCAATAAGTTTAGCCTTCTTATCACCATATGCATCTGGCGTCTCGTCTAGTTGAGTTTCTTCCTTGAAGATTTTGTAGTACTTTTTGAACCACTGATCAACTGAAGAAACATCTGCTGACTTCAGAGCGTCGTCACCAACAGGATGAATAGCATTCATCTTCTTGATAGCGTCTGCATCGTTATTTGCTTTGACCTTACGAACCTTTCCTGACATTTTGTTCTGGAAAGAATAAGTAGCTTCTGTGAGTTCAGCACTTTCGTTCATGACTCTTTTTGCCGCAAGCACGCGCGAACCATCTGTGTACTTATCGCCATCTTCATTAGCACCTGGAAGTTCATGACGCATGCGATGTAGAAGCTTTCCAGTGTTTTTGTCTTGAACTTCAATGCTGAACTTACCGTCAGATCCACGCTTAGAGCTTACGATGATCTCATGCTTACCAGGATTGAATTTGAACTTAGCTTCGTCAAGTTCAACTTCTTCGTTTTTCTTTTCTCTCCACTGAAGTTTTCGATTACGAGCTTCTGCAGCAGCTGCTTTTAGTTGGGCTCCAAACGTTGGGCTTGCCCCAGGTTCGTCTGTCCAATTAGTTTTTAACCACAGCTTGAGTTGACTATCAGACATCTTCTTAAACGAAGCAAATGTGCTAGCTTCATCAAGTTCTTCCTCGTCGTCATCGTCGCAATCACAGCATCCTTCAACCATTTTGGCCATCTTCTTCAGATCGTTAATAGCGCGGCTAACGTCGGTATAGCGAGTTGTTCCTTCGCTGTCGATAATGATGAAGATCTTCTTGTCGTCTTTGTGTGGGAGAGCGTCATCAAGTACTGCAAAGAAGATATCAGCCCACTTACCAGCGCGCATAGGAATACCCCACATCTTCTTAACCTTGTACTGAGAACTCATCCAAGTATCCTTGCCTGGCTTAGCTTCTTTAAAGCCTAGCTTATCAAGAACAGCAAGTTCCTTTGCAGGCACGCGATGAGAAAGTACATTATCATCTCCAGTTAGTTCATCAAGTTGCTCAACAGATTCAAACAAGTCAGACTTGTTAACTGAAACTTGATTACCACCTTCACTAGATCTGAATGAATACTGACTGCCAAGAAGTTTTACGTTCCAAGTAATTCCGGTTTCATCTTTGAAAGAAACAGAGCCGCCCGCCTTTAGCTTTTCGACTTTCTTCTGATCGTCAGGATGCATTACAACTGAGAAATCGCTACCCTTATGAATGGTAACTACAGTTCCCCAGCTAAGCTTCTGCTTTTTTACTTCTACAGCTTCTACGAGTTCTACTGCTTCGTCAAGCGATTGGAGTTCCTGTTCAACTTCCTCCATGACTTCAGAGTCAAGAGCATCCATGTCATATTCCTTAGAAGGCATTGCTACGATCTGTTCGTACTTGTCATAGACCTCAGAGACAAGGTCATATGCAGAAAGAATAGCAGCAATCTCGTCAGGAGTGACCTTGATTTCTTCTCCACCCATCACTGAATAGAGGTCGTCGGCCATAACAGCAAGATGATTGAGAGCAAGCAAAGATGCCTCAAAATCGTCTTCCTCGGAAAGCACAGCTTCCTCTACGATTTGTGGAAGCTTAGGCTTGAATTGTTCGTCGTTTGCTTCTCGCAAATCTCTTAGGGATTTATTCATAGTAGTTCGAATTGTTTTGGGATACTTACTTGCTTTGTGTTCTTATCAAAGAAGATAGATGGATGACTTGTTGCACTAGGGAGATTCCATAGATCAAGTCTTAACTGATGAGCAAATGCTGCCTGTTTCCAGACACCATCATAAACTTCTCCAACCTTGCATGCGCCCCAGCGCTGAATGCATTTTACTTTGGCCTTAGAACCAATCGTAATTGCTGCTTCGGTTAATTGAAACACAAATGATTCGTAGAGGTCTCGAATCTTCAGAGTAGATTGACCGATAACTGAATTGTCTGATTCGTAGAAGAAACGTAGAAGATCACCGTCGGACTGCTTTGTCGCAAGTTCAAGAATCTTCACTGCTCGCTTCTCCGCAAGACTTTCATTCTTTTTCTGAGCTCCATAGTAAGCACCAAGAGCCATCTTAATGCGCTCCTTCTTTGACTTACCATCAAATTTTGGATTATCGCTAGCAACGAAATCAGCAATCCAATCCTCAACAGGATCGTCAGCTGTTAATTTCTCATGCAAGTTTTTGTCAAGCTTGTCATAACCAACAGTCTTTGCGATGTAATGCGGGTCGCCTTGTTCTGACAGACTGTCACTAGCTTTACGATAAAGCAATTCCTTTAGAGCAAACTCAGATTGCTTTTCTGCATTGTCTGCCGATTCAGAAATCATACCTTCAACGATTGCCTTTAGAACTGATGTAGGAGTTGCTTTGATTCGAGAAGCAATTTCAATGTCGGCTTGTTCTTTGACATAATGAATCCAGTCGCCTTCGGATGAAAGCTGATCGATGACCATTAAAACTCGATTAGGATTAAGCATTGTCTTATTTATTCTCCTTTTTGACGACCGCAGTTATCCACTTTCTCTTGCGTTCTTCGGCAGTTTCTACTACAACGAAGTTAGGACCAAGCTCAACGATTTTTCCGTCTTGTCCAGATTCAACGATCGTTACGATATCTCCAACTTTGAAAAGTTCGCCTTTGACAAAGTCTTCTCTTTCTTCAGAGACGGTGTCAAGTTGAATATGTTGGCGGTGAGTAAAAGCTTCTTTAAGACCCATACCAACACGAATAGCATTGAATAGATCTCGAGCTTCTTTGAAACCTTTTGGAAGACCTTTCATGAAGTCTTCAAGATTATTGCGAATTGCAGCATCACGCATCTTTGTGCCTGACATTCCAGTAACTCCTTCAGAGTCTGGATCGCGGTCGCCTGACGAAACCACATCAATTCCGTCAGGGAATGAATACTTACCATGCTTACCTTCAACTCCATTGTACTTATGAAGAAGACGATTGAATTCTTCAATACGATCGGAGCCTACGACAAGAATAAGCTTTGTAAATCCTTGCTGCGTAAGTTTTGGTAGAGCATCAAAGATAGTCTTGATTGACTTGTCTTGAATAAAGTTACGTCCATACTTTGGAAACATCTTACGAAGGAATTTGATCTTTTCTTCGTATTCCAAAGGATTTGATTTTGAATCGTTTGACTGAGTCGTAAAGATACGATAGTTATTACCTTTCGCTAGACTTGCGACTCTTTCAAATACTTTCTCATGACCTAAAGTAGGCGGCTGAAAACGACCAATAGTAGCAACTACTGGGTTTTCACGTTCCTTCGTAAAGGTCTTAAACGACTTCAAATTGGACATATTCAAAGTTATTTATTGCTGCTTGCGGCAGGCGCAGGAGTAGGCTTTTTAGGTGGAGTTTGTCTTGCTTTATTCTTATTTGCAAATCGCACTGATTGCTGCTTACGAACAATAGGTAAGAGTCTAACTGCAAGACGTTCAATACCCTTCTTACGCTTAGCAAGAATCTTTTCGATTCGAGCGCGTTCGGACGGACTTACGTCTGACTTGGATTTGCCACCCAAAAGCTTACGAGCCATACGGCGACGAGCAAGGGCCTTTGCACGACGCTTTAGAACATCAAGTCCAGCTTGTCGACGCATTGCGATTTTACGCGCGCGTGCAATACGTGGCGCGAGACGACGCATGAGAATCTTTCTCTTCATGCGTTGCTGTAAAGTTAGAACCTCATCAAGCTGTTCTACGTCTTCCTTAACTGCGCTCTTTACAAGATTCTTATAGAGGCCGCCTGGTCCATGAAGAGGATTTGCCTTTGGTCGATACTTCCCGACTTTCCATTTCTTCTCGTAATCATCACGCTTCATTGCGCCATATTGAACACGTTCTTGATCAGCTCGCTGCTGCGGAGAAATTTGCTTTTCTTCAAGCGTATCTTCATCAAGATTGTACTTCTTTCGCTTCCATGCCTGATATGCAAGAAGTCCAATTGGATCAACTTCTCTACTCCACTGAGTAGCATCGATGATTCTTAGATCTAAAAAGTCGGTCTTCTTCATACAACAAGTATTTATCAATTTACTTCATTGCCTTTTCGAGGGACTCCGGAATAGGATATCCTTCTCGCTGTAGCGCTTCAGCTGTGGTTTTTAAGATGATTTGCCGTTTATCCTTATGTGGAAATCCGTTGTCTAGGACAGCTTTTAGACAAGCTTCAAATGTAAGCAGATCGTTTGCCTTGTATTTCTTACCATACAGAAAGGCAACGATCTCATCTGGATTGTTAGAAATAGTCTTGTTGTCTAGCGTTCTGACAGCCTTAACGATCTTACCAGTCTTTGGAGAAATGTTAGTCTGTGTTCCAAACTTCAGGCCTTCATTATTGTTAATCCAGTAGCGTGACCATTCAATTGGTGTTTTGGTGTCAGGATCAATCTTGTTGACGACAAGATTCGCATTCTTCGCAACACTGAAGTTTAACAGATTTCGGTATAGACCTTTCAGCTGAGAATCTAGGTAGTGTGGAGAATAGAATACCCATTCAGCATACTTAACAGACTGCACAATCATTAGGTCAAGTTGAACCTTCTGATTAGGCTGAAGCCCGTCAACGTTCTCAATCGGAAATGCAATTGAAATAATACCAATGCTGCGCATGTCTTTGAAATCATAGCCTGCTTTTTTGATTGCATCGACTACGTAATTCATCATCTCGTCATAGGTGTCAACATTATTCTTCTTCAGCAATTCTGTTGCTGAAAGAGCTATGTCAATGTCACCTGACGATTCGCGCGGAGCCTTCTTACCAGTTGATCCTAGTAAAGCAGTATCACTTTTCTTGATCTTTAGCTTAGGCAATAGATCACTGTAGATTTTTTCAACTGTTGCTAGCGTGTTCTCTTGATTGATACGAACTACATTAGCAACAGCATTGCCGCCTTCAGTTATGGTTTCTCTGAAATGATTGAACTGTTTCATTTTTTAGGTGGCTGGATGAATTCTGGTTTAGGTGCGTTCTTGAATGAATCGCTAATGACTTTCACGATAGTTCCGTTCGGAAGCTCAATTACAATTCCTTCAAACTGATTTCCGAACAGTCCGCCGTTAACATATGAGATGACCTTCTTTGCTATCTGCTTTTGATATTCAGCAATCTCTGCAGTAATAGCTGTCTTCATTTCGCGGTCGGCATGTTTACGCGATGCTAATAGAGTTGGAAGATCTTTGTACTTCGTGAGAATATCATCTTTGAATTTGCTTATCTCAATCGAGATATCAATGTCTCGTGAGATGTTCAGTGTAGGCGGAACATATTTGCGCTTGCTATCAGAAATTGCATATAGAGCCTTCTTGACTTCTTCAGTGTTATGATATTGATTACCATCATCATCAATGACTTTGAATGGAATGAATGTCCATTCTTCTCCAAGCTTTGCACGCTCATATGCAATACGAACAAACTTAATCGTATCAAGTTCAGCGATACCTAGCGGAGTATGAAGAATCTCGCCAATGATCTTGATGCCGTTTCCATTATTCATTTTGGAAAGGACTCCCTGAACCTTCTTGTCGGCTTTGAATAGCTTAAGCAATAGGTCGAACTTGCGCCCCATTTCACCAGACCCGCCACGTGACTTATCACGGACAGTAAAGTCACCGACCTTGTAAATTGAACCTTGCGCAGATGACTCAATGAAAGACTTACCGTCTTTATCTTGCCCAATACGAAGAACCATTCCGTCAATCTTTTCGGTGATAGAGATCTTATCTCGCGATAGGATTCCTTTGTACTTCTTGTCAAGTTCTGACACCAGAGAAAGGAATTCTAATGGTGGCATTTTGTCAAGGTGCGAGATGAAGACTTTCTTTGTAGTCTTCGCCTCAGTTAATTGACCAAATTCTCGAAATGATTTTAGTTGCATTATTGTAGTTTTACGAAAGGAGCAGATAGTTCGCTGTTAGATGAAGCATACTGAA